GTTTTGCTCAAAATTAGCGTTTCTTGAACCCAAGAATTGAATCATATTCACTAGAACCTCTGTGACATACACTTTCTGCCCTTGCTGATTCTCGTAGCTGCGCGTTTGGATCCTTCCTTCCACGCCGATCAAAGAACCTTTGTGCAGATATTGAGCCATCAATTCCGCTGTCTTGTTCCAAGCAACACAATTGATAAAATCAGCATCTGGCTGTCCATCTTTTTTTGATGTCCGGTTGACCGCCAAAGTAAAGTTTGCTGTTTTGGATCCGCTCGTCGTTTGTCGGATCTCAATGTCTTTGGTCAGTCTCCCAACCAGGATTACGTTATTGATCATGGTCTCTCTCCCACAAGTCATAGATGACTTGATCTTTTTCTTCGTAGTCGATGCAGCTATCGCTGTTTTCTTTGTTTTGATAGCACCCATCATTTTCTTGCCAAAAGCAAGTGTCACATTTACTCATCTTTATTCCCTTTAAGTCTTTCCATTCTTTTTGCAAGTTCTTTTTTCGTTTCATATTTCAGTGGTGTCTGCGTTTGGTTTTGATACCAATCGGGCAGATCCGATTTAGTAGGTTCTTTCGTTTGCTTGGGGAAGCTCAGTTTCTGATCCTGCTCTTTGGACAGCCAGCGAAGCACAAAGTCATCCATCTCGTGCTCTTTTCTCTTTTTGTTTGGATGAGCATCAAGATATGCTTTCATCCTTTTGAGTTCGTTAAGAACGTTGATTGAAGGAAACATATCAGTCCATTCTTCCAAAGATTCTTGGACCACGAAGTAAGAATTTCCATCCGAAAGAGGCAGCTCAAATCGGACGTCGGAGAGGGCGAAGCCCTTAATATTCTTAATTTCTTTATTTCTTAACTTCTTATCTTTCTTGTATGTGGTCGCATCTTGGTCGCATCTTGGTCGCATCTTGGTCGCTTCTTGGACTTCATCTTGGTCGTTGTTCTGAAACTTGTCATAAGAAACGACTTTATATATCGTAAAATGTGGCTTTTTCTTCTTGGTCAATATCTCGGTCAAATTTTCGACTTCTTTCGATTCTTCCAAGTGCCTAACTGCGGTCCTAATTTGGCGTTCTGTAAGGCCCAATTCGTCTGCTAAACGCTTTCTGGAGGTCACTACACAGCCTCTTGGAATTTCATAACCTTGCCACCTTGTGTCTTTGTATTGGGCTTTGATGATCAAATGGAAGAACAGACGGGCTGTGTTTGCTTCTTTATACCATTCCCATTTGGTGATCGATTCCCATAGCTTAACCCATCTATTCCCTTCCATTTCATGCCTCTAACTTTCTTCTTCTGACTCTTCCCAGATGCTGACCTCCACCCGAGGCCGCTCCGAGTATCGTTTCGTTACAGTCAACTCGACAACTTGCTTATCGTCTTCGAAAGCGATTCCGTTTAAGCTGTCCAAAACAATTTTTGCAATGTTGTCTGTGTCTGGTCGCTTTACTGGACGGATCTTTCCAGACTCCATGTCGGCGCGCTTTTTCTTAGATGCCGATTTAGGGATGTTGAAATACGCGTTGATTTCAACGTTTATTTCTTTCTGAATCGGGCTAGGATTCCCGACTTGCTGTAGGTAAGCGTCTCTTACCAAAGACTCATAGAGCCTTGTCTTTTTGTCTGTATAAGCTGTCGGATGCCCTCCAAATGTAGAGAAACGGGGCCTTCCCTTGGCCCCTGGTTCTCCTGGAATTTCAAAGCGGATCATGATTGAACCTCTTCTTGGACTTCGCCGGTTTCTTCATCGATCACGGTTTCTTCGATATCAGTTTCGATATACTCGAATTCGTTCCGTTGATCCATGATCGAAGTATCTGCTTCGTGCGGATCAAACGTTTTCACCGTCAAGTCTTGCTGTACGCCTCTGACGAATTCGCTCTTTAGAGGTGCATATTTTAACAGCTTTTTCATGACAGTCTTCTTGGCCATCTCATCGAAATTGGTCTGCCAAGGTCCGTATTTGAATGATTTGGAATACTTTCGAGCATGGCTTTCTACGTCCTCGCGCGACATTACTTGGAAGCCTTGGCCTCCATTGACGAGTTTAAATATTGCGTAATAGTAAATCGCTTTCCCTCGATTCGATTTGGCTGGTTTGTGCTTCAAAATTGGATCTAATCCAAGCTCATAATCAAACTCATCATTTTCATAGACCGTGTGTGCTTGCACTGTTTGGATCTCTCCGCTTCGATAGGCTAGGTCGAGCATCCCCTTATAGCCTATCTGGAAGGTGCATTCGGTAATCCCTTTGCGGTTGTTTTTGAACGGAATCAGATAGGCTTGGCCTAACGGAGTATTTGGCTCCAAGCCTAGTTGCGCTGCGTTTAAAAGCGCTCCGATAAACGATCCCGGCGTGCAATTTGCAAGCTCTGGAGTGTTGGAAACTGCGCTTAGAGCAATTCTTGTAAAGCGTTCGGGAGTCATTACGGATGGCAGGGCTTTTGCTACTTCGCCCTCGTATGATTTGATCCATCCTTTGATAGTCGTTGGCTGTTCTTTTACAGCAACGGATGCTTTCTGTTTTTTGATCATTCCTGTTTGATTTGGTTGTGTCATAATCTCTCTCCTTTACATTTCGATTTTCTTGATTGTTAGCCTGTCTGATTTTGTCGTTTTATGATATTTTTCAAACAGCTGTTCATATAGTTCTGGCTCAGACTTTTTAAATTCTGTGATGTCGAAACGATTTGAGTCGAATCTTGTCCACGTTATTTTTAAATCGTCGCAGACAGCAAATTTCGCGTCTTCCATGTCTGCCTTAAAAGTGTTCTCGATTGCTTTCTTTTCGTTTTCGAGCAGCTTAAGCTTTTCTTTTACGTCTTTAATATGTTGATCGAAACTCTTCCACTGCTCGGCCTCCTCGCTTCGGATCAGCGTGAGTTCCTGATCTTCAGCCGTCGGGTGCAGCTGCTTGAGTGTTTCTGATGTCGACTCCGAACCGTCAATTTCTGGTGGTGTTCCAGTTTCAACGCACTTCCAAAACGCTTCTTCCGCTTCGATCAACGCTTGGATCTCTTCTTCATCTCTCTTGATGCAGTACTTTCTAAGTGGCTGACCATACTGCCAAATGGCGATCCACCACTCTTCTGCTCCGGTCACTGCCATATAATGGACGCATTGAGCATAGTATTGCGGCGGGATGTCACCACCATCCAGATTGATTCGCTTTCTCACGTCCATCGTTTTGATTTCAAGACCGATTTTTCCTCGCTTGATCCATCTATCAATGTTGCCTAGCATAAATGGATGCTCTTCGCTTTGATAGCTGTAAGTCGATTTACTGACCTTTACATCTTCTTCTTCAGCGAATCGTTTAGCGACGATCTCTTCGATGTCTCGGCCGTCACGCATGTAATAATTGTCCGGGACCTCATCGTCGATTAGACCGCATTTTTCAGCCCATAGCGTGTATGGTGATTTATATGGACTGTATCCTAAAATGACGCCTGCGTCACTTCCGCCGATTCCGACACGGCGATCTGCTAACCACTCTTCGTGAGCGGATGGAATTTTGTGTTTGATCATTCTTTTCTCCTATCTATTCGTTCTTCGTAGCGTGCTTTGCCGCTTCCAAGGCTCTGTGAATTTGCTGTTTTCTTTTAAATGCGTCTGCTTTCTTGCTTCTTCTTGTTGTTTAACGTAATGCAAATAGCTAGCGCATTCGCCGTGGCATGTCGGCGCCCGCTTCGGGCACCGATAGCATGGGGCTGTCGCACCGGGTTTCACGGCTTGTCCTTTTCTGCTTTTTCTAAAGGCCCTTGGTTGATCACGGCACACTTTGTCTTTAAAACAGTCATAGCAAGCCGAGCGTCTGTAAGTGCTGATTCCCACGATGTCAAATGATCTTCCATGTCCTCCAAAAGGAATTCAAAGTTGATGATGCTCATCGGATCGTCCACATGGATCCGACGAGACTCTTTGTTCAAAAGGTCCACGCCTTTTTTTGCTTTTTTTGTAATCTCCTGTCCGAAAAGGATGTTCTTTTCGGGCTTCTGGAGATTTGCTTTTATTAAGTGCATTTATGTCTCCTTATTAAGTTCCGACTCCCTCAAAGAGCTGCCAAGCAAAAGAAAGGAAAAGCGCTTGTTTGAATTGTGTATAGCATCTTGACAGCTCCGTGACGGAGCCGGAATCTATCTTGTTTAGTTGTTGTTGATCAGTTCTTTAAGGCATCTCGCCGCCTCCGAGGCAGCATTCACGAGCTGATCGCGCTCGCTTTTGTAAAGCACATCTGTCTCTTCCAAACACTGCACGATCGACACGCTCTCCAGGAGCTCGCCGATGCACCGATGTGCCCATGTTTCAGTTCTTGTGTCCATTTTGTTCCCTTT